TAGGCGTAGTAACCACAGTCAGCGGCGGTTACAACAGGATCGAGGAAGAAGTCAGTTTCCACGCGGAGGGCATCGTTCTTCATGGGCATGGGGATACGGCGTGTTGCCGTGGGATACCCACCGTGGCCCTTGTAGCCCATGATAACACCAGCGGAGGGCTCTTCCTTGGACGCCAAGGTCTTGTTCGGGGTGTAAATCAAAAGGGCTTTCTTGCTGTCATAATAACCGTCAGCATCTTCGTTAACGGCGTTCATCACGACGAGCTGATCAAGGTCCATGAGCTTTGCAAGAGCATCCTTGGTTACGACCTGATCGCTTGTGGTCTTCAGCATGGAACGGATGAGCGTGTTCGTGCGGAGGGCCTTGTAAACGTCAGGTGTAACAATGAGCTTGCGGGGATCAAAACCAGTTACCTTTTCAATGGACTGCTTCCAGGTGAGTACCTGTTCAACGGGATCAGCAGTGCTTTCGTTAGAAGACTTATTATCCCACTTGTTTGCGGCAGTTGAGGATACGTTGTTATCCGTGGCCCATACGCCAGACTGCATGAAGACGCTATGGATCAGCTTGAAAGAAACACGGCGCAGCCGGTTTACGACAAAACGGGCTGCATCGTCGATAGCGGCATAAGGACTTTCAACCTGTTCAACATCAGCCTTCGTTACGTCCTTATGAAAGGAGTACTGTTCAAGCAGATACTGAATGGAGCTTGTTGCAAAGTCGTCACCGATAGACTCTGTGGCCCCGGCACGTTTATACTCGTCAACATCACCGATCTTAAACCAGTCAGCCTTCACATAGGAAGGGACCAGACCAGACATTTTTGCAGTCGAAACCATAGGGAAGAGATTGAAAACCTCAAGCGGCGCTTCCTGCATGTAGCCGATGACGGCATTCTTCACATACGTTTCGTTAATTGTATCATACCAATGCATAATTCCTCCTAGACGAACATTACGCTGATTTTCTTGTTGGTGGTAGCAGCCTCACGAGCATATGCCCGAACGGGGTGAGTACCGATAGTAGCCTTAGTCATTTCACCTGCGGTTGCTCCACCACCAGCAGTGAGAGGATCATTCACGGAGATGTTAGCCGTAGAGCCGTCAACGTAAACGTCGTAGATGCCGCTGATGACTGCAACGTTGGCTTCTCCGGCAGGACGCCCTTCGTGAATAGCCCCGAGACAACCTGTTCCGGCACTTGTAACCAGCGCTCCGTTGAAGTCAACAACATAGCCTTCTTTGTCTTCCAGCGTCACGCTGGAAATAACATTGTCAAGTACAAGATTCTTTTCCATTTGTTACTCCTTTTCGTGCAACTGGCGGTTGGCTTCCATGAAAGAGATGCCATGCTCAGTAGCGTACTTCTGAACATCGGCCACGTCATATTCGGACTTGGGCTGATCTACAACATCGGAGCCCTTGGCCTCACCGAGCTTGTTGATCTTATCCTGGTAGGCTTCAATCTTTCCAATAAGGGCTTCGATTTCTTCAGAACCGAGCTTGCCGTAACATGCGAGAAAAAGTTCCGCATCATCGGAGCCAACGCGGGCTTCTACATCCTTCTTGAACGTAGCACGCGCCATATCCTCAACGCGGGCTTCATACTCAGCCATCTTTTCAGCGCTAGCCTTTGCTTTGGCTTCGCTTTCCTGGGCACGATTCTCAGCTTCTGCGAGACGCTGCTCAAGCGTAGCCATTTTCTCGTCAATCTTTCCGTCCATCGTAATCTCCTTTGTTTGTTCTTTCTTGGGTGTTTCAACCTTAACGGGGGGAGTGAAATTTCCAAGAGCCTGTGGCACATTGCCGTATTGGGTCAAGTCAAAAACATTATCCGCAGTTTTCACGTTTGTTACGATATTGTCAACAAACCCGTTTTCTTTGGCCTCATCTGCGGAAAACCATGTCTCAGCGTCCATCCATGCTGATACTTCTTCATCCGACTTTCCTGTCCTTGTGGTGTAATCTTTACGAAGGGATGAGTCAATCTTATCCAGAAGGTCAGCCTCATTCCGCAATTCGTTCTTGTTGCCTGCCAGGAAGGTCCAAGCGTTGTGGATCATGAACCATGCACCTTCGGACATGTGGATTTCATCACCTGCTAGGGCTATTCCTGTAGCGGCACTTGCAGCAATTCCGTCGATGTGGACAATAACCTTTTTGCCACTTTGGGCAAGGGCAGATTGGATAGCCCGCGCTTCGTAAATATCACCACCAGGGCTGTTTATCCGCAGATGCACAATATCGGCATCGAGGGCCATCAGTTCCTTATTAAAATCCTTTGCGTTGATTCCCCAAAAGTCACTGATAACGTCATAAAGCCAAACAGTAGCCTCGCCCGTTTTTTCATCAACCTCAGCTTTCAATGGGTGCCCGAGGTCTTTATTCTGTTTCAAAAAGTTTATGAGCCGATTCGCCATCGGATTCTCCTTTTGTTTGTTTCATTCATTTTTAGTTCAAACGAAGGTGTTTGTCAATAAATTATTTTTCGGGCGTAGGTTTTGCCGTTGCCGGGTCATACGTAAAATCAGCCAGCTTCATAAGTTCGGTTTCAAGCGTAGTCGTCGGCGTTATCGCACCAGCGTTTATGAGCCGCGTAAAGAAAGAGGCAATGTCTGTCAGGTCTTCCGCTTGTACGGGCATGAAGGTGAAATCTGGGACATCCCAATCGTTAAGTTCACACAGGGGCTTTATGATCTGCTCCTTGTAAGTTTGTGCAAAACCTTCGCTGTATGCGTCACATGCCGTTAGGAAGTTATCGACCGTTACATCCGTGTTGGCATTATTCGTTGTAGCGAATGCGCCAAGTGCCATGAAGTTTTCAAGCACACCAGCGGCCATTTCCGTGTTATACCTTGAAACTGTATCAGATGTGTTTACGGTGTTTGTCCCTGCAGAGCCACGGATAATCTGTAGATCCCAACCGAAGGGCTTTACAACGCCGCTCATGCTATCCTTACGTACGTTACTTACGAGATCAAGCGCCCATTCCAGGGTTGCCGCCGCAGAAGGATCGTAGTCAGGACTATCCGGATCGGTATTTTCAAAGTTAAAACCTTCCGGGGCCGTGAGAACTGGCATACCCGTTAAGTCCCTGTCGATACCAACAGCTTCGGATGCTTCAATACTTATTTTATAATAGTACGGTTTGTAGAGGTGCCGAAGCATGGAAACGCCGAAAGGTTCACGAGCTTCTTGTAAGACAGTATGATGGACGCACTTGCTGTACGGGATTAAGAACGTGCCCATAGAACATTCTTGACGAACCATATGTTTGGCGTCGTTAATATGGGTTATAGAAGGTGCATAGCGTGGGGCTATGTCCACAAGCGTTACGCGACCACCTTCATATTTATATACTTTCTCTCCAATGAAAAAGCCGTACGTGAACGCTGATGCTATGTTATAATTAAGCGTACTTACGCCGCCTCGCAGGTTGTTAAGCATACCCATAATGTCGTCTGCTCTCTCACCTTTGCATATGGGCCGCAAACGGCGCATTATGTTTTCAATCTGCAAGATCAAACCACCAACAATGGGGTCATTCATCTTCATCTTTCGGTAACGCACCAGTCCATGCGGCGGCATCAAGTCTGCCATAAACTCCATCGACGGAGCGCCTTCCGTTTCCCAGTCATAGCCAAGCCGCTCTTTTACCTTAAGTGCCCAACGGCCCTGGGCTTGGGGCTTTTCCTTTCTTTTGAACATAACACCCTCTTTATTGTGAGATACAATTTAGTTAATGCTTGGGCCTTATACGATGAATTGTTTGTACGCACCGAATTTGTCAGACCTTTTATGTATATGAAGTCTTTGCATAGCTTTGTTGACGGGCTTAGTTATTTTATATGAGCCTAGCGCAACCATGTTGGTGACGTCAATACCCATCATCAGGGCATCAGCATAGTCCGGGGAGAAGCCTAGTCTTGAGTGAAACTTTTTCTTAGGCTCCATTGTAATCGGTTCGTCTGCGAGATTGAAGAAAAGGTTGGCAAGTTCTTTCTTTAGCCGTCCCGGAGGCGGCGTTGTGAAGTGTAAATTGGGCATTTCCTGTTTAAGGTAATGATAACCTTCAGTGCGCCGATTAGCATACATCGTTGGTTCACGCGCTTTCTCCGCGCCGATAAATGCAACAACGGGGAAGTGCGCTTTCTTACGGAGCATATGATATGGCCCCCATCCAATACCGCCCGCATCAACAACGCATGTGAACGGCCTTCCTTGGTAAAGGCGCTCATACATTCTGATAGCACTATCCACAATATCGTCCGGGGTGATCGTATGGATTTCGTCCCACCGTATGACAGACATTGCTTCTCGATGACAGAAAACCGTTTTATCCCCACCACCGCCGATGTCTATGCTCATCACAACAGGGCCAGCAAAATGAATCGTGTTCTCCTTCAGTATCTGCTCATATGCATCCGGGGCGCATACAACGTTTTCTGCCGCAGATATAGGCTTACCAAGTACCTTGGAACGGTACATGGCACTGTTTTTTCCGTACCTATTTATGATGCGTTGCGCATATGAGTCATCGACTAGCGGACTGTCGATAGATGAATAATAAAGAACCTTATAGTCTTTTCCTTTACCGTCTGGATCGGAGATTGTATCGTAATAGTAACCGCCAAACGATACCGGGTTTGATATTAAAAGAATGTAAGAGTTTTCATCCGTCATCGCGCCTTCAAGCGCAGTGAAGACCGGGTCTGGAACACCTGAAGATTCGTCAACCAGTATGAGCATGTAACCACTAGCTGCGTGAAAGCCTGCCAATGTGTCGTTCAGGTTTTTTCCGTCCTTGGGCACTGTGCGGGCCGCAGCAAACCATTCCGGGAATCCACGCATGGACAGCTTTCCTTTTACCAAATGAAAAAGGCTCTTTAGCTTACATCTATTAAGCCAAAGAGCGATTTCAGACCAAAGAACATCATAAAGCTGTTTCGCACTGGGGGCCGTTGTAGGAATCTTGGAGTATGGGAACGTCGAAAGGAACCAAAGCGTCGTCAGGGCAGCAAGCGCCGTTTTTCCGATACCACCACCAGCACTTACACATACGTTCTTATGCTTCGCTATGTTTTCCGCAATTTCCCGCTGTTGGTCCGTTATTCCCTTACATTTAAGTCCCGCAAAAGAAATGTTTTCTTTAACCCAACCTTCAAAGTCGTCCTTATACTTTTCATGTAGTTTTTGTGATATACGGAGAACTTGTTTCTGTTCTTTCGTCAACGAACTTAGCTTAGTTTTCTTTTTTGGCATTCTCTGTTACCTCTTTCCAGATGATGTCAAGATCATCCTCTTCCACGTCCTTGTTCCCACTTTTTGCTCGGATGTTATCAATTTTTGTCCACGTATTCAAGAGGGCGCTTGAAGACTTATATGCGTTAGAAGGGTCTTCATCTGGGTCAGTGATAAGCTCGTTTAGTTTGGCTATCGCCTCTGGAACGCCGGCCCTTATCATTCGGTACGCCACCTTCGTTGATTGGTCAAAAACCGCGTTGTTGAAACGTTCCTCAACCTCGGGGTTGTCAATGAAGTATTCTTCAAGCTCCTCCTCAGTTATTTCTAGCTTCCCAGCAAATACGCCTAACGTCTTATACCGAACAAACGAAGCCGCCATTTTCTTCATGGCTTTTTCGCTCATAAGGTATCTATGTAATTCCGCATGTGTCATACTGTACCTACCGTATATTCAAGAATACGATAATGCAACTGCGTTGAAAGGTTTGATATAACCATTAACTTAGGTTCGAGAGCACTGTGCTGAACACGTATGTCCATGCCGTTTTTATCATCCAAAAGCCGGAGCGTCATTATACCGTCTTGGCTTACAAACGTCGTTAGCCGGTACTTTTTACACCAACGGTCCATATAAGAGAAGAACTCTTCGACGGTTGCGCTAAACTGAAGCGCATGGTTTATCTGAGCTATGTCCAGGTCCAAGATTTTCCACAAAAGCGGTTTCCAGTTTGTTGTTACATCCTCGTAGGAATAACTTGTAACATAGCGCCCGACGGCGGATCGTACTATTGCACTTTTCGATGTGCCGTTTTCTTTTGCAATCTTGTCTAGTTGTTCAAAAAGTTCTTTAGGAACGCGAAATCCAACGAAGGCCATTTTAGTCCTCCTTGGGTAAAATCTCGTCAATGCTTAAA